TATATCAGTAATGATGAAACTATTAAGTAACTTTATTATATTATTACAGAATGATGGAGGAAAAGAAATGATTGCAATGTTATGGGCACAGCAGATTATGCTTGGAAAGAAAACTTATGCAGAGGTACCGAGACTTCTGAAAGCAAAGGTAAAAGAAATCCTGGAAGATTCCGGAATGGGAGAACTGGCAAAGGAAGAATGACGAAACTACAGATAATAAGTAAACAATGGTCATTGATTTATGATCTTCTGCTACTTAATAAGGGGGCGAGTGAAAGAACCCTTGATGAGATTGAACGGGATATGGATACATTGGAATTTCATTGTAGAAAGTATGCCGACGCAGATGATGAAGAATTGATGGCATGAAAAGGGCCTGAGCAGGCTCTTTTTTTAATGGAGGTAAAACTATGTATAGCCAAAGAAGCCCGCCGTAAGAGCAATATAGAAGCTTTGGAAATTAAATACGGAGGTATTGGAATGACGTTAAAAGAGATTTTGGAAGCTGGTGGGGGAATCCTTTTTGTTGTTCTTACATTAGTACAGGTAGCGCCAATTAAGGTAAATCCTTGGACAGTATTGGGACGATCAATTGGTCGCGTACTGAACAAAGAAGTCATGGACAAAATCGAGGAGGGAAACGCTAAGAATGCACGTTACAGAATTATTCGATTTAATGATGAGGTTAAGCATGATGTAAAACATACAGAGGAGCATTTTGACCAGATTATTGAAGATATTGATACTTATGAAAATTATTGTAGCGATCATCCTCACTTTCCAAATGGAAAAGCAGTTCATTCGATTTCGAATATCAGGAAGATTTATGATAAATGTAGTGATGAACATTCTTTTCTGTAAACACTGGAGGCGGCAGGTAAAATGAAAAAAAGATTAAAAAAGATAGTTTCGGCGATAAAGAAAGTCGGAACATTGAACCTAGTGCTGATGTTTGTCGGCGCTTTTTTTATATGGTTCAACTGGCAGATGATTTTGCTGTACAGACAGTGTGATAGCATGCCGGAAACATATGCCTGTGCAGTTGTGGCAGCAACCATTGGAGAGTGTGGCATATGCGGCTGGATCCGAACAAACAAAGACAAACAGCAGGATCGGAAATGGGAAAAAGAGGACAGGAAGAAACAGGAACAAAACGACGCCAATATGGCAGAAAATGAGGAGGATTGAGAAAATGAAATTTAAAGAAGCATTTGAAGAGATGAAATCAGGAATTCCAGTAAAACTCCCGTCATGGGCTGGCTATTGGTGGTGGGATGAAGAATCCCAGACAATCCTTATGTACACAAAAGACGGTGACTGTCTGGATATAAGAGAAACACAGAATGTGGAGTATACGCTTCAGAATATTCTTTCCGATGAGTGGGTTTATGCGGATAGTCGGAACTGCCCGATTCTTGGCGGAGAAGCAACATTCTCTTTTGGAGAAGCAATTAAGTACCTGAAAAGAGGCATGAAAGTAGCAAGAAAAGGATGGAATGGAAAGAAGCAGTACATTCAGCTTGCAAGCGGAATCTCTTATAAATCGCCTACCGGAGATATCGTGAACTGTGAACATGACGCAATCGGCAACATGGCAGTAGCTTTTGTCGGAACTTCTGGTGTACAGATGGGATGGCTAGCGTCACAGGCAGATATGCTTGCTGAAGACTGGGTATTTGCATAAGAAGAGGAGGATAAATTTATGACATTAGAATATTTTTTACTGTTACTTATGATTGTATCAATCTTTACCGGCTTAGTGACTGAAGGTATTAAGAAGTTGCTTGAAGAGTCAAAAAAAACCTACAAGGCAAATTTCCTTGCAGGAGGGGTGGCTGTAGCTTTATCTCTGCTTGTTGGAGTTGGGTACATTATTTTGATGGAGGCGCAGATTAATAGCAAAATGGCAGTATATCTTATTGCGTTAGTACTTTTGTCCTGGCTGTCTGCAATGGTTGGATACGACAAGGTCATTCAGTCACTTGGGCAAATTAAACTCCCGAATAAAAATGAGTAGTTAGGAGCCTGTTTTAAGGCTCCTTTTTTGCGAGGTGGACTTATGGATAAGCAAAATATAACTGTGTTGAGAAAAATACTGTACGCAGTGGAATCCGGAGATCAGGTATATGGTAAGCAGGATTATTCCTGCTTTGCCGGGGTCGGAGCGAACTGTAGCAATGAAAAAGCTATTACGATCGGTGCGGGCCAGTGGTACGCAGGAGAAGCAAAAGAACTGTTATACCGGATTCAGAGAGCAAACCCGAAGCTATTCAAAGACATGGATAATGCAGGCATGGAAAAAGACCTGCTGATGAAGAGCTGGGATACATACGCCGTAACAGCAGAATCTGCGAAAGGAAAATGTATCGTAGACATTATCAGCACTGACTTGGGGAAGGAATGCCAGGATCAGTACATGGAAGACCAGATACAAGCGTATATTCCGATCATTGAAAAAGCATATGGAACCATGCCAGATAGTGCCATGATGGAATGCATCAATATCCTGCATCAGGGTGGCTTTGACGCATTGAAAAGAATCTTGTCTAAAACTCCGGAACCGTACACTGCAGACAAGATTTATGCAACGTTATGTAAGGATCCGGCAGACTCGACGCCGAACCAGGTAGGAGATTACACAGACAGACAGAAAGCGGTAATCAGCATGATTAAGAATTATGCTGTGACTGCGGAAAGAAAGGAAGATGCAGCAATGACAAAAACAGAAAAAGCAATAAGGCAGATGGAGACATGGGCGAAAGATGATTCTCACGGCTACGATCAGGACTACCGCTGGGGAGAAAAAGGAGATTACGACTGTTCCTCCGCTGTAATTCAGGCATGGCAGAACGCCGGAGTTCCAGTTAAGTCTGGTGGTGCTACATACACTGGAGATATGAAAAATGTGTTTCTGAAGAACGGATTCAAAGATATCACTGCTTCTGTCAACAGAGGAACCGGAACAGGGTTAAAGCGTGGTGACGTGCTGTTGAACGAAGCTCACCATGTTGCAATGTACTGTGGAGCTGGCAAAGAGGTAGAAGCATCCATCAATGAGAAAGGTACCGCACATGGCGGACAGCCGGGAGATCAGACTGGAAAAGAGTTTCTGATCCGTAGCTATAGAAATTACCCGTGGAATTGTATCTTACGCTATGCCGGAGATCAGACTGTCACATCTGATGCAGAGAAGAAACAGAACACAGTAGCTTATGTGGCCAGATTCACAAAGGATTGCAAATGCTACAGTGCAGCCGGCAAGACTCAGGCGAAAATGTTCCCGGTGATTAAAAAGAATGCGGTTGTAGATGTGATGAAATACACCGAAACCGTAAATGGTAAAAAGTGGTATTTTATCCGGATTCCACATCCAACAGAA